ATTACACAGTGAATAGAAATTACGAACTTAACTTTCAAAATTTCCAGTCTGAAATTGCCTTTCAACCAAATACAAACCTAAGAATAGGGTTAATTGGACAATACAATATAAAAGAAAATCTTGAACTCTATGGTGCTGAATCGGGAAGAACTATTCAACTCAGCATCAATGGCAAGTATAATGAATCCAAAAAAGGAAGCTTTCTCATGGATTATAAAACCGTTATTAATTCATTTCTTGGAAATCCTAATAGAACACTATCTTCTGGCAAATCATCAAAATTATTAAATCTACTATTGGTAAATTTAAAAATTAAACCTGGAGGAGCCTCGATGGTTTCACTAACTGTGGTTGTGGTTGATATTACTGAAAATGTATCTCTATCTACTACAGAATTAACTTTATAAATCCCGTTTACTTCAGAATCAAATTGCTCAACACTGATAATCTCTTCGGCAGAAAAGCCATGAGGTTTGTCAGTTGTAAAGTTTAGCACGTTAGAATTTAGAGAATCTAACTCTACTTTAATTAATTTTACTGCTGCTAATCTTTTTCTAAGAACAGTCCAATCATTAATTTTTGTATTTGCTAACCAAATTGTTTGACCAGCTTTAATAACATCCGTGCTGGTAAATGCTAACAAAGCATTTTCATTGAAGGCATTAAATTCAACGTCGTCAAATCTAGCATAACCTGCATTCTGTACAGAAAATACATCGTTATAGTCTGCGTCAGTTACTACAAAGGTTTGTGTTGTAGAATAATTTAAAGGTTTAGCTAGTAAATCTGTAGATTTAACAGATATTCTTAAATTGGTAATTGTAGAAACTGTGTTAGTAAATTCTATAATTTGAGGATTGTCATAGAAAGACCCCTCTTGGACAGTGAATTCTATTTCTCTGCGAGATGAATAAGAACCGTAGTATCCCATACGGAACGCCCATTCTTCATTGTAATCCAACTTTGCATTTAGAGTTTGTACAGTTGCCCTCTGTAACTTTGTTATAGAGTTTTTAGTGCCTTTTTCTTTAATAAATCCTTGATAGAACTTATACTGAGCAATTGGATCTGCAAAAATATTGTTGAGGTAAACTCTAGGAGTATAGCCTACAAGGTGCTGAGCGGCCTTTTGCTGACCTTCATCAAAGTTACTAATGTCTAAGCTATAAAAATCTTCAAACTGACTTATCTTATAATCAAAATTTGGTATGAGAGCGGCCACAGGCTTCTTGCCTAACAATCTCCAGTCATCAAAATTGAAAGACAGCGTGCCAACTATATTTTTATTGGCAGCATAATAATTTCCGTTAAACTTTACAACATCCTCAAATTTATAATCTTTATACTGCTTCCAATCGCTGATAACTGCCGTATCGTATACAAACCCTGGACTAAAGTAATCTCCGTTCCAATTACTGGTTCTAAAACCAGATACTTTCATTCTTTGTTGACGATAACCTGTATCTAGGTTTAATATTGAATCATTGAATATCGTTGTGTTATTGAAAACGATAGCGTGTTCTTTTTGTACAGAATACAGTCTTGCAAAATAAATTCCTCTATCAGCAGATATACATTTAATAGTACACTTACCTTCATCTCTTATCACATTTAGAAATTTCTGCGGCATTGCTAATCCGCTAGCTTCTAAAATGTTATATTCATAAAAACTATTAAAAATATTATCTACAACAGAATCAGTAAATTTAACTGTTAGCTCGTTTGCAAATGGACTAAGGGCAATAACACTGTTAGTTTGCCAATTTTGTGTTGTCCAGTATAAGAATTCTTTCGCTGTAAAATTCCAGTCTAAGGTAGATTGCAAGTCATTGTTAAATTCGTTAAATTCAAATCCTTGATCAATTAACCATTGCCCGTATCCTACAATGAGATCATAAACTTCTTGGGTAGTGTTAAAAACTGTGCCATAGGGGACGATCACAGCAGAGTTTTTATCAAATATTTCTGCTGCCTGTACTGTGGTACCTCCTCTTATAGGAAGTTCTGGAACTCTTTGAAAATATTGAGATTCAAAATTAGCACCACTTCTGTGGCTCACAGTTGTTATATAAAAACTATTGTTATACTGTACATACTGTCCTTTTTGATAGAACACGCCAACAGGTGCTGTTGATGCGCTGGTCGTATCAGTGGTTGCTGCCTCTGACCCGCCTGTTTCGTTTCCTGCAGTCCATCTTACAAATTTTTCTGCAACACCGCCTACAGTGATTGTGAATGTATCTTGGTTGCGAATAGGCGTATAGACTGTAAAGTAAGGATTTTGATCGTCTAATCCTTTAATTAAAAATTTACTATCTTCCTTCTGTACCACAATGCCTGATATAGAAGTTTTACGAATAGGATTGCTGGTATTTAAAATTAGTTTGTAATCTTCAGGTTGCAACACAGACCCTGCGGCTGTGCTTAAAGGATCAAAGGCATCTATACTAATTTGGAACTGACTTTTATCAATAAAGCCGCCAACTTTATAAAACAAATTAATATCTGCGTTGGCTAAATCTTTGGATAGCTCAGTATTATAACTAAATGATCTCTGCCTGCCTGCCTCGCTTACAAACACACTGTAACCAGATGTAGCATAATCGTCTACACCCTGTACAGGCATCTGTCGTAGGTCAAGTAAAATATTATCGGTACCATAAATCCACTGACCGGAAAGATTTTGTGTAAGTCTTATTGGATCATAAAATAAAGCTGCATAGGTTGCTGGCTTACACAAGGCCATTATTTTTTGTACCGCAAATGGCCAATAACTGCTCTTTCTCCATGCTGTTTCAGCTGGACTCCAATCGTTAAATTCCCAATTGGCCTGAACATTAGCAACGGTGAGATTGATTACAAATGTATCAGGATCTTTTAAATCACCGCTAGTGTCAACAGGAATAAAACTTGCTAGCTGACTTCTAGCATACACAGAATCAATGCCTTCTCTAGATCCTTGCCTAATACGACCAAGTCTTAGATCTGTCCACAACTTTGTATTTGTGCTTAGGTAAGGAGCTGCGCCGTATTCTTCTTGCCACCAACTGGGTTTATCAGTAAATCCTAACATTCTCCAAGGATACAAATCTGGTCTATCAGTATCGTAAAGATAGGTATAGAGCCATCTCCAAGATCCGTGAGTGAGAACATCTAACGGTTGGATATAACCGCCTTTGTAATTCCAAGTGTAAGAATTATCGCTGTCGTAAGAGCTGTTGGTTTTCCAATCTACACCGTTATTGCTTATCCAGCGGAGGAAATCTCCTTGAATAATATTGTTAATGTCAGAGACTGAAAAATCAGTGCTTCTAAATGCACCAGGAATTAAAGATTGATAATCTAAAATATCTTTTCTATATTGACCTTTAATATTATTATAGATTCTTTTTTCTAATTCTAATATTATATCATCTCTGTAATCGCCAAATGCAACCGTAATGCTACCATCGTGTCCTTGTATTACATCTGTAGGCGTTACATAAGAATCGTCTTCAAATAACATTGGTTCATACTTTGGATATAAACCTAGTTTAGATGGTGTTGATGGAATATAGCAACCCTTAGTATCACTATAGTCTTTGATTACTATACGATCGTTAAGGTACAAGCTAACATTAATTTTTACATAAAAGTCATTGATTAAAAATTCGTAATCCTTTCCGTAAACAAGTTGTTCGCCGTTCACATATACCAATACACTTCTAAAACTAATATCATCAAGATTATATTCGCTAGATATTGGATAGGTGTCTACCGTTGTATCATCTACGACATATACAATTTCCTTAAAATTATCTCCGTAGGCAACCATGTCTGACAAAAAGTAAGGAAAGGATTGATTTTTGCTTAGATTAATTGTCTTTAATGCCTCGTCAACTGCTCTTACAGGATCAGTTTGAATATCTAAATCAGTGATTTGCTTGATGAAAGAAAGTTTGAATAGATTATATTGATCACCGGCTTTTGTAACTGCATCAATGACATTGTGATCTTTCTTACCAATAAACATTAATGCAAAAGACAATGGATTATCGCTAGTAATTAATCTTGTTTCGTTACTAGTGGTGCTGATGTGATCTATTATATCGCTACGTGTAAGACTAGCGATTGGACCATTGAACGGATTATTTGTTAACCCTAAAGGAAGATTATAAAATTCAGATGATGTAATTGCACTATAAGTTTTAGTAATTGGATTGTTAATTACTACAGATTTCCAAGCATTAACGTAACTGCCGTCTTTCTTAATATAAGCAACCGATGACGAAATTTCTTTAGATGCATTTGCAGCATCTGACAGTGTGATAGTTTCTGCTGTAAGATAATTTTTAAAGAGATAACTACCGACTCCCACACTGTTTCTATAATTAAGAGGAAATCCTAAAACTGGGTCGTTTGGTCCTGTGCCTACGTCATAACCAAAAACTTTGTTTCCTTTAAAATCTGAATTATAAAAATCTTGATCTGAATAACTATTTCCGTCTTTGTCAAACAGATCAAATAGTGGAGGTTGATTCAGCTTGCTGTGCTGCTGTGAAAATTTCCAAGCAGTTCCGGTATACCACCAACTAGTTCCACCATAATTGGTACCATAATTTACATAGGTATTGTCCCCAACAACGGGTGTCTCAATTTCTACTAGTGTCAGTCTCTGTTCACCGTTTATAGTTACAAAATTAACTTCATAAATTTTGCTTCTTACTGTAAGATCGGTTTCAGCAGTAAAGATTATTCTATAACCTTGCTGCAATGCTACCCCGTCGGCATAGTGACCAGCTGATCCCTCAACAACACTAAATGCGTCTGCGGTAACTGTATCAACTACGTCAATTGGGGATAGACCAATACTACCAAAATTATATAACTTAATATTAGCGTCGAACTCAATAATAGGTCTTTGAGCTCTTAACTTGCTAGGATAATAGGGTTGAACATCATTAATACTAGAGCTAGTTTCAATAACTTCTTTGTGTACCCATCTGTTATATCTTGTCCAAGGATTTAAATCGTTGCTGGATCTATTGATGGTAATGTAATCTGGCACTAGAGGCAGTTGCTTATAGCTGTCAAAAGGATATTCATCAAACAGAGACTGGTCGAAGCTATCATCATAGATATCTGCTATGTTTTCTGAAACTTTTAATACTGCGTCATCAACTAGCTTAATACTAGTTCCTACTCCTTCAACCCAATATACTTTATTTTGATAGGAGACTGGTGATGCATTTCCAGTAAATCTTATCTTCATTCCGTTTAACAACGGCTGATTTAAAGTAGGAATGGTATAATTAGTCTGTCCAACTATAGATGTAGTTACTGTAACAGTATTCGCAATGTCTATTGTTGGAGGACCATTGACCAACCAATAATATTCTTGATACTTTTCAAATTTGTGAGTATCAATATGCGGGTCATAAGAATGATAATTTGTTCTAAAAAGTTTATCAAAGTTTTCAGTATTTCCGCCACTCAAGCTAATGTCGTTTATTAAATCGTTGATTCCGACAACATCGTTTACATTTCCTTCTTCATCTTTTACAATTAAAGACGGAGTTAGCTGATAGTTAGCTCTCAGGTCACTGTTTTCAGTTACATAATTGTCACTGCTTTGATAACTTTTGACCTGAGTAGCTGTGGATGCTCCAATATAGGCATCCAATCTTTCTAATTCAGGTTTTTGTATTAATTGATCAAGAGTGCTGGCAAGGAATTTTGTATTTTTACCTGTCTGTAAAAACTCAGGCAAAAACTTAACACTTTTTATAATTTTTTCTGCCATCTTTAGTTTCCAGAGCTAGTTATAATATTTTCTGATTGTAACTGGCTGGCAGTGACTGCATCAATAATGTCTATTTGAGACACTGTGGCTCCATTAATGAAGACCTCATTGCTTAGACAGGTTACTTCATAGAGACTACCAAAATTGTTTGGATAATTTGGTACAATAATAAAATTAGTGATATCTGGCGTGAGTAAATTCATCACATAGGTAGATAATTCACTAAAATAAAATGATTGACCAAAATTCCAATTTTGTAGTGCAAAGAAATTATTAATTGCTGTAAGAATTTTGCTTCTTAACGCACTATCACTTAATAGGCTACTACTGTTTCTCACTGCTTTAAATCTAGCCCTTAATGTAGTTGGGGCTTTGTCACCAAACAAAATTTTATATCTTGCTGGTTGGAAAACTATTTCATCGCTAATTGTCTTAATAGCGTTAAGTTTAGATAGATACTGTTTTTCTAATGCTGAGGTCGTTGGTGGCAACGGCTCACTACCTACCCCGGTTGACAGCCAATATCTATAAGCAGTGTCGTAGGTTGCTGTCATTAGATAAACATCTATAATATTTGATTTGCTTGGGTCAATTCTTCTTTCTTCACCGCTGTTATGTACATATTGAAATTTTATAGCATCTCTTCCGGGGTAAGCGAGATATGAAGAAGCTGTAGTATTATAAACAAATTCGTCTGTGTCTTCGTTGTAGATGTTAACAACGTCGTCATTGTAAAAATAATAAAAATAACCGTCAAATTTAGCATCGGCCGGTACGTCTTCTGAAGATCCATAGTCTTTTATGAAGTCATCACTGGAAACTGGCTCTGTGGTTTCTCCATCTTCTTGTATTTGGAAGAATACATAGCTGCTTGTTGAAACTAGATTAGTGTACGCATCTGGATCTGATATTTCGCCGCTGTTGTCGCTGTCGTAGAAACTTATTTTAATCTTTGAAGGATTAACATAACCGTCGACTTCAACCACATTACCGTCAATCTGCCATAGGTAGTCTTTGTCTAATCCTATACTTGTAGAAGTGCTAATAGAATTTACAGACAGTACCTTAATTTGATCTTTTACAATGGTGTTTGTATAGTAGTCATAGTTAATGTTTGTTGGATCAGTGTAGAAAGCAGTTTCTTTAGCACTTTCAAACGTAAATTGTGCATATCTATATCGTACTTTATAACTAGATCCTTGCCATTCAAATGCTATTAACCAACTTGCATCGTTGTTAAGTCCAGAACCATCACCTTGATTTACAAGACTAAAATCGCTGGTTAAATCAAGATTGGTTTCGCTTATAAATGACCACTCTCTAGAAAGTGTATCAAACTTTAACCCAAAATTCTTCTGTGTCAGACAGACATTCACTATTTCATTTTCAAAAACGTATTTGAATGAATTTAAAAATTGTGGCAGAATTTCCACAGGTATTGCATCGCTATCCACTACCGTAGATAATACTATTGGTCCTGTACCATCTTCTAACAATCCTAAACCGGTGTTAGATCCGTCCCCAATAACGTTCTTGACCGCTGCCCACAGATACTGACTGCCGTTTGAACCTTTAGTAGCACTCAACGTTCCGTTGGGTTTAAAATATTTTTTGCTGGCATCATATCTTGCATCAGTGTTTGGCAGCATACCCGGTGGAATAAATTTGATTAAAGATCCAGGTTTAGCGTATTTCAATGAATTGGAAACAAATATACCTGTACTAACTGGTCCTTCGCTAGTTTCAAAGTAACCTGTGCAGGAAATGGCATTTGTGTTTGCCTTTACCCAAGTTAGTTCTAATGAGTTTAAATCAGGACGAGGATATTGATCAATATAAAAAGAACGCAGGGACTGTAATTTTACAATCGACGCTAAAGTTGTTTTAACAAAAACCCAAATTTGATTTTTGTTTGCAAAACTAAAATCTGTTTGTGCTTCATCGAGATCTTTATACAGTATTCCGTCAGCAGCAAAGATATTAGTAGAACTGTACTTTCCACTAACATCAGATAGTTCAAAATATCTGCTAACTCCGCTAGTGACTCTTGCTACACTCTTAACTTTTAAAATATCGCTGCCTAAATTTAAAGGTGCAATATTGTAATCTTCTGCAGTAACCATTCTATTTTGTGTATAGAAAGACTGAGGAGCTTTTAATTGAATGTCTGCGTTAGATTCTGTAGGAGTACTATTAGATACAGAATATTGCAAATTCATCGTTAAAGTTAGAACGTGCTCTCTTCCTGCCTTATTTCTGTATGGAACTTTAATGATTACGCCGCCCATTTGCTGCGGTGTAATAACGTAATTTAAACCGTTACTCTGTCTGTAAAATAGACCAAACGTGCCTTGAGGTAAATTACCAAAACTGCCATCAGCAAAATTTAAATCAATCTGATCATTATCTCTAGTTGAAACACTATAGATATTTCTGTCATTGGCATCTATGCTGTTATAGATTACACTGCTACCGGTGATAGCTGAAACTTTGTTCCATAGTGTAGAATAGTTGCCGCTAGAATCTAATTGCCATAACCATACATCAGAGTCGTTAATGTTTGAAATATTAATGCCAATTAATTCATTAGCTACGGGATTTTGAACTGTGAAATTTGAGAAACCTAGTTGTCCTTGTTTAAAATAAACAAAGAAACCTGTGTTGGGACTAGAATTACCTTGGTTGTCTGACTGATAAAGTAGATTAAAACTCTTGCCCGGCTTTGGTGTATCTTCTTGCACTGCATTATCTACAAAAGTAGAGGCTACAATTTCAAAATTCATTGCTGTGCCGTTGATATTTTTTGTGAAAGCAAATACTGGCACATCGGTATTGGCCGAGTCAATCAGATATTTCTCTGTCACTATGCCAGAGATTGTTGCTCTGTCGTTAGGTATTCCAAAACTGAAGTTTGAAAACAAAGCAGAATTGACTATTGAAATAAATTGTTCGTACCAGTTGTTATTGGTAGGATCATTCCACAACACTGTGCTGTTTGCAAGATTGTTGCCTGCACTATCAAACACAGAATCCGTAGTAGATACAGCCGATAGCTTTAACATTCCTGTAGCAGCAGTATTTCTCTTTGGTACATAGCTTATTAGCTGTGCCAAACGAAGAATACTGTCTCTGCGTTGTGCTGTTTCTAAAAAGTTTTCTCTAGCATTAAGATCAATTCTAAAACTGAGGTTTTGTCCTAGGTAGGCAATTAGGTCTACCAGTGCAACATACTCACTTGAATCGATGTAATCGTTAAAATCCTCAGGATAATTTTCCTGCAAATAGCTAATCAGTATTCGTCTGAGTGTGTCAAAGTCGTAGCTTTGAAACTCTGCATTTGGAAAAGATGCGTAGATCTTTTTCCAATCTTCTGTAACTAATAGCCTAGAATTTGTTGTTGGAATGGTCATATGTTGCGATACCAGTATTTATTGAAAAAATTAACCAGGTATTTTATACCGTAGCAATACCAATTTCTTGATTAAATTTAATTTTCATGCTTGCAGATTCATTGGTTGCTTTTAATACCAATGTCAATTCTAAAATGTATCCGTTACTGTATTCAGTTAGATCCATCTGCGTTGGAACTACCCTAGAATCTGCTGTGCATATTGCCTTTATATCTGCAACTAGTACGTCCCTAGTTTCAGCAGTCAAGGGCTCCATAAGTAAATCCCAGATTCTGCTACCAAAGTTTGGATTCATTACCCTAGTGCCTTTTCTAGTGTTAAAATGATTGAGAATATCTTGTTTAATTAAATCTAGGTCAAATAATTTCGCTGTAGGATTGTCTTCGTTGAGGCTTGAAAATCCTTTATACAGGTGTGATTGTTGAAGAACCGGCTCTTGGTATATTGCATTGGCACTGGTTACTGTAAGTGACTTATAAGGCATAATGTTATTTATTGGTGGTTAAACCACTGCCTTTCCTCCAGCTTTTTTAAATTCTGCAAGTAAGGTAGAAGCTTGCTTCATAGGCTGATTCTTATAATTTGCTCCGGGCAGGCTAGCCCAAGTTTTCTTGTTTCTATCTAATGCTTCGTAAAATCTGCCTTGCTTGATTAAGTCGATAGAATTGTTTCTAGCTAAAAGGAAAATACAAGCTTTGTCTTGATTTGCGGGGCTAAAATCTGTTAGACCAAGGGCTGTTTTGCATTCGTCCCAAGTATCCGTCAAAAACTGATATGCTCCGGCTGCACTAGAAGGAATACCGTTTGCTCTTCTTACTTCTCTTGGATGATCTTTGAAATTTAGGGCTATGTTATCAACTTCCTTACCATAGACATTTTTAATCTTTGCTGACGTGATATCAAATTGTCTATTGGGCCATTGTCTTTGATATCCTATTGGTCCTGTTGTACCTTCAGCAAATCGTATCATGTATAAGAAAGCTTGAAGATTGTCCTGTTCTTGATTGCCGGTTGATCTAGGAGGGGTACCTTGTGTATTTGGCGGCAATTTAAAAATTCCTGTAATCTTTTTAGCAGCTTCTACGCTTAATTTTTTATAAGAAGCACTGCCGGGATTATTGTTTAAATTGACAGAATTAAACTCGGTTGGATTTACACTTTCATGTTGATCATAAGGTTCGTGTGTGGGAACTCTTGTCATTATTGTAAGTAAATCTTCAACTTGATAAAAATTATTTTCCCACGATCCGTAAACGGATCGATTGGGTAAGCTAAATCTAGCTAGAGGCGATACCGCTGTAGTTGATGCATCATCCGCTGCAGATGTTGGAGTTGCGGGCACGGCATTTTGATGTACTTGACCTCCGGTGGTCATGAAAAGATCTACATTGGCTTTTAGATGAATGTTTTCTGCTGTTTCTAAAATATCTGCATCGGAATACAGACTAAGGTTTCCATTACTGCTTAATTTTAGGGTCGCATTATTGCTTTTTAAATTAAAACTATCATCAGCTTCAAAATTTACAACAGAATTTGATTTTAAATTCATACCAGATTCTGCATAAACAGATACTGAATTATTGCTTTGTATATTGAAGTCTAAGCCGCTGAGTAAATTAAAATCACTTCCACTTTCTATTTGTGTAGTCATATTTGAAGAAATGTTTACATTTCCGCCAGCTTCTAAATTTATATTTCTATCTGATCTAAAATTTAAATCTTGCTCAGAATGAATAGACACGCTATCTGCTGCATAGATATCAATTTTTCCCTGGGATGTAAGTTCAATCCAGGCTGTGCCTTTAGCATTACCAATGTAAATTAAATCTTTAGTGTTATGTAAAAGAATCTGATGGCCGGTTCTGGTTCTTATACGAACCAATTCATTTTCGCCATCAATATCTCCGTCATCCATAACAAATGTTGAACCTCCCAATCTGCTTACCGGTGAGGGCGTTGCTGCTTTTTTGTTTAATGGTTTCCTTGGTCCGTTTTTATCTAGCGGGCCTGGGGTGCTGATTCCAAAAACGTAACTTGGGATTTCTCGCCTTGCACTACTGGTGGTTGTACCTCTAGCATCATCTAACAATAGACCTTGTTCTAATAATCTATCTGCAAAAGGATGCACAGGTTTAGCTAGTTTGTCCACCGATGGTCCTTTTTCACCCGTTCTAGTAGATTTTAAAGGCTCTGCTACGGGCAGGTTACTAGTCTTATATTTTGCTAGTTGCGAAGCAGTCATTGCTGTGTTTTTTGTTGCAGCGATGCCGGGCACCATAAAATTTTGTTGTTCATCCCATAAAAAGCCAATTATATATCCTTGGTTAAAATCAGAATTGGCAAATGCAACCACTACCCTAGTTCCAATGTCTGGGGGTATCATCCACATGCCGTAGCTTTTTTGTACGTCGTCGTATTTGTTTTCGTTAGTGCCTTCGTATAATACGTTGGTATTTCCTGCAAAAGGACTGACATATCTCACTACATAGGTTTGTTCTTTAATATTTGGGTCGCCAGCAATTAGAAACTTTATAGAAACCTCGACCATACCTTGCTTGGTAGGGTCAAGATGATTGGTTATTATTCCTTCGTAAATATAAGAAGGTAAATGTGACGGACTTAGACCTCGTTGAAGTTGTGGAGTTTGCGCTGCTGACATTTATTACTATCCTTGTAAATTAATCCTTAAAACTTCTGCTAATCTAGCTTCTTTTTCTTCAGGAGTTTCAACTTTGGTTTCATCTAATTTATCTTTGGTATTTGCGGGAGGAGTGGTTTTTATCTTATCCCTTGATACAATTATACCTCTATTTTCTATGTCGCCTATGCTAACATTATCCGGCAGCAATTTTGAAATAGCTAACATAGCTGCAATTTCTCCGGCAGACAGACTTCCTAATTGAGCAACACTTAATCCCAATCTGTCAGCAGCATCGGTAACCGCATCATCTATTCCCTGCAAAGCTCCAGTAATTTTATTCACCGATCGACCAATTATCTGCACAGGAGCTGCTACCGCTTCAGCTACTGAATTTACTGCACCTTCGACGGCATCTGTAATGTTGGCTTCTAAATTTTCAAGAGAATCAGCAAACTTGTTTACTCCACTAAGTAATTCTTTTAACGACGATCGTTCATTTGCTGGTACATTTTCATTTGCCCCAGAATTTTCTACAACTTGCGCATCAGGATTTGGAACAGTTTTAAATGCTTTTTTAGTATCAACTGCCGATCCTTTGAAATCGTTTTCATTTAAGTCAACAGGTATTCTGTTCAATTTTAACTTTTGACTAAACTCTCCGTCTTTAAAAGATGATATTGCCTGCGTTAACAAATAGTACCCAGACAAATTATATCTCTGATTAAATTTTAAAAGTCCGGTGCCGCCGTTTTCTAAACTCTGATCATCTATATCCATGCCACTTCTAAAATATATTTTTATAAAAATATTTTTTCCAAGAAAATTTGCCTCGCCATCAGTAGTGAGAACAGAATTTACTGATTTATTATCGTCGGATTCTCGTAGAAGGGAAGGAAGATAATTTCCCAATCCTCCTGTCATTAAAAATACAGGATCTCCTACAATATCTGCTTCCAGTTTTATCATACTGTAGTTGCTTAATATAATTTGATTGAAAGAATCTCTAGCAAATGCATTTACGTTGCCTGTAGATGCTGCCTCTCCGCCTGCAGCGCCAGATGATGTACCTGGTGCTTTTGGTGCTAGCTGGCGATCTATCTGTTTTGCAGCTTCTCCGGCATCGTACTGAGCATTATTACCATTATCTGGATTTTGATTAACAGCCTTAGCGGCTTGATCCGGATTGGCCAATTTCCAAGGGAATCTTTCATAAAACAACTTGTCAAAACTAATGTTTAATTTTTTAATATCTACATTTTGACCGGTATAGATATAGTTGTATTCTCTAACAACATTGATATTTCCAGTATCTTTTTGTTCTATTGTTCTATATCCTGTAACCTGACTTATATGAATTTTGCTTTGAATAACCTTGTAGGTAATTTTATAACGTGGTCTACCTCTTACAGGATTGTGCTCTCCTTGCTCAATTTCAGCAACAATTTTCCAAAAATTAACTTCTTCCCCTACAGTTTTAACTGCATTTCCGTTACCCGGGTCAATTTGTTCTCTCCAATATTCGCTGTCTCTGATTATACCATCTATTATTCCCTGTACATAGGTACCTGGACCAAAATTGATAGAAAACTTAGAAGGTTCATAGGTAGTCACAGAAACTGCCGATGTGGCTGTAGTTGCTGCATCTTGTAGTTGATAAGCATTTCTAATTTGAGTTTCGTCTACCTCAGCAAAATTTATTAGTCCGCTGTCAGAATAGAGATTTTTAAGAGGTTTTTTAGCTATGTCGTTATCAGTGGCGGTGTCATATGTACCATCTTCTTTCTGCGTTGGAAATTCAATCACATACTCATCAATTTCTGTTGACTTTGGTTCTTTGATGGTTTTTGCAGCCTCGTCTTTCAGGGCTGTATTCATTCCGGTAACGAGATTAGTTAAAATTTCTTTTACTGTTAAACCGGATAGAGATATAGGAGTTTTAATACTTCCGTATACATCAGTAAACGCTAGATCGCTGCTAGGAAAAGCTTCACATCTATACTTGGTTCCAGACTCATCAAAATCAACATCTACTTTGCTAAATTTAAAAGGAATAAATCTTGTGGTTAGGTCTATTGGCTCTGGAGCAACCTGCTCTCCGTCGATATCGTCTTTGTATCCAATAAATTCAATCTTTAGTAAAAACGTAGCGTCTAGGTAAGTTTTATAGCCTGCAGCTCTTGACGCAACTGTTAGTGCTTCAATAAATCCAACAATACTGTAAGGCTCAAAAACATCAAATCTTAATTTAGTTATTAGTGCAGTGCCTGTAATTCTTTGAGGTGTGGGGAAAGTTTCAATTTCTATGTTATTGATATATAAATTAAATCTGCCTGCACTTTCTTCATTAAAATAATCGATCTCTTTCTGAGTTTCACCGTCAACTGTTATCAACGGTAAAAACTTTGTGGTTTTATCTCCGGGGACTTTACCGCTAGATTTGAGTATTATATTTCCTAAATCGCCTTTGGTTCTATACACCTCTGGCTGTGAAGCAGACACTCTGTCTAAACAAGACATTGTGGTAATGTAAGAATATGATCTATATTTGTTTAGAACATTATAGAAATTTTTCTTAGCCAGTTTCTCTTTAATTGGTAAGTCTGGCGGAGCAGTAACTCGACTTCTTACAATTTCACCGCTTGCCATATTAAATTCCCAATGCCGATCTTAACACACTCAACTTTGGCAAATATATGCTGACCCCTGCCTGCATGTCAAAAACTGGATCTTTGAGAATTGAAGGATTACGTACAGAAAACACCCACCATAGAGAAGAATCGTTGTAAAGTTTGTATGCCAATAGGTCTGGCCTATTTTCAAATTCCTTTTGTATTGTGTATTTTGTATCGTCTGCCTGTGCGGGAAAGTTTCTAAAGGTAGCAACATCAAGATAACCTTTGGCTAATGATGTTGTAAAGTAAGGACTGGTTTTTGTATATGCTGGCATGTGTTACAGATATTTTGTATTGTTTGGATAGTCTTCAATGAATTTGGTCACACTGAAATTTAACATTTCTCTACGACTGTAAATTGGGTTGCAATTGATTACAAAAGTTGACATTACAGGAATAAAGTTTGGGTTGGTTCCTTGTGTATTCAACTCTGCTACAACAGAACCGTTTTCGTCGGTAAGGGCTTCAGTTTCAGGCGCAGCTCCATTTGCAGTACCTATACTGTAGTAATCAACGTCGGCTGATAACTCAAGCCTAAAACTTGTTATTACAATAGGAACATTCTTTAACATATAATCGCCGTAGGCAAATAATCTACATACTGGCGGCGGTGCGCCTGCCATTGCGTCATCACCGTATCTCATTTTTGTTAAAGAAGCTAACAAATGTTTTGTATTCAACCAAACAACTGCATCTTTATCGTTTTGTACAGTAAACTTACCCTGAATTGAGATTTGACTAATTGAACTATTTTGATAAAAATATTGTGTATAGTTACTGTGAGCGGCAGTCATATCCTTATATGATGCTTTGTAATCATAGGTGATGCTAGGAGTATAGGGAAATATTATTCCGTCTTTCAGTTCATTGGCACTTCTATTGCCGCTAGTAGAAGGTCTGATATAATTACCAGGCACTTTAATTCTTACTCTTAAATCTTCATCGACAGGTCTACCGTCAATATTTTTAACAATCACTTTGGCAGGAGGATCTGGCTTTCTTTCGACAATTTTATCATCGAAAGTTTTTACGTTCTCTGGATCTACTGGTAAAACCATTTCGCAAATTCTCCTAGTATTGTATTTAACCATTAAATAATCTGCTGTTTTAATAGCCCCGTTTTTGTAGTTGACTTACAACATCTTTGTTGTTATAATACTGCAGAGGATAATAATAACAACTATGATCAACAACGGTAACCCAAAAAAAGTAAAATATCTAAACAACAGAGATTTATTAACAGAAATCCATCGCAGTAAATGCTCGTACTCCAGCTTTACCAAAGACGAATACAATCAATATGACATTATTCTAAGTCATCTAGATAAGGTCAATATTCGAACCATTGCAAAAGCAAAACGAGCTAGAGCCAAACGATTAGGCATGTTAGCCTATGTAGAAGCTAGAAATAACCAAGGCGGTAAAAAACTTAAACTCAGCGATTTTGCTATAGATTATAAAACTATTGCCAAAACAGATGTTATTATAAGGATTATGACCTTTGATCATATTCCCCTAGCACCTGGTCGTAAAAAGACAACCAAAACCCGTGCAGATAGTCACGAACGTGTAAATTTCCCTCCGTTTCAACATTGGAAATTCAACGACGATGGCGAGCTAGTATGCGTGGGCAAAAGCCATTGGAAGGGCGGTGTTAAAACTGGTAAATTCAGCAAGGACCACGGTAGAATTACAGAAGGTCTAGGGCGCATGTTTATTAAATTGAGTGAGCGTTATGCCCAGCGTTCAAACTGGCGTGGTTATACCTACGTGGACGAAATGCGCGGTCAAGCCATTTTACAATTAAGTCAAATTGGCTTACAGTTTGACGAAAGCAAGAGCGAAAATCCTTTTGCATACTATACCGCTGCTGTTACAAACTCGTTTACTAGAATTCTAAATCTAGAAAAGAAAAACCAAAATATTCGAGATGACTTGCTTGAAGAAGCTGGATATACTCCCAGCAACACCCGGCAGAGCGCGAACGAATTCGCTGAAGAAAATGCTAGACAGGCACAAATCTACAAAAATGTTAGAATGCCTAAAAGCTCTGATACAGATTATCAGTCAGAAGAACCTTCAGAAGATCAAGATAATCAATAAAATAAAAAGAGTTAATTAATGCCTCTATTCAAAAAGGTTGCCTGTTTTACAGACATACATTTTGGCTTAAAGTCCAACAGCCCCACACATCTAAAAGATTGTGAGGAGTTTGTGGATTGGTTTATTACCACAGCCAAAGAAAACGGGTGCGAAACTGCGATCTTTTTGGGTGATTGGAGCCATAACAGAAACAATCTAAATCTTTTTACACTGGATAGCAGTTTGAGAAGTTTAGAAAAATTAGGTCAGGCTTTTGAGCAGTTCTTTTGGTTCCCGGGCAACCACGACCTATTCTATAAAGACAAGCGAGATGTGCATAGTAGTGCCTTTGGTCGCCACATACCTGGTGTTACTGTTGTAGAAGATATCACCACAATGGGAGAGGTTACTCTTGTGCCGTGGATGGTTGGAGAAGAATGGAAGACTATGAAGTCTGTAAAAAGTCGATATGTGTTTGGACATTTGGAACTACCTTTGTTTTATATGAATGCTATGATTCAAATGCCCGATCACGGCGAACTACGAGCTGAAGATTTTACCGGCGGTCCGGAATATGTATTCTCAGGACACTTTCATAAACGTCAACAAAGAGGCAATGTTATCTATATTGGCAATGCGTTTCCTCATAACTTTGCGGATGTTGGCGATGACGACAGAGGTATGATGATATTAGAATGGGGCGGCAAGCCTCAGTACATCGCATGGGAAGATGCACCCAAATATAGATCAATCAAGCTCAGCGAGTTGATCGATAATAAAGATAAGATTATGGCGTCTAAGATGCACCTAAAGGTGAATTTAGATATTGATATAAGTTTTGAAGAAGCAAACTTCATTAAAGAAACTTTTATGAAAGAATATGATGTTAGGGAAATCAGTCTTATCCAAGACAAAACCACATTAGATGGAACATTTGAAGACAACCCCGACACCAACTTTGAAAGCGTGGATAAAATCGTAGCAGAACAGTTAGTTAATATTGAATCTGAACAGTTTGATCCAAAAACTCTACTAGAAATATACCATAACCTATAATATGTTTAAATTAAAGAGCCTCACCGTGAAGAACTTTATGAGCGTGGGCAATCAAACCCAAGCCGTAGACTTCGATAAGCAGCAGCTTACGCTGGTATTAGGGAGTAACCTGGATTTAGGTGGCGACGACACAGGTAGCAGGAATGGAACCGGTAAGACTACCATAATCAACGCCCTTAGTTACGCCCTGTATGGTCAGGCTCTCACCAATATTCGCAAGGAAAACTTGATTAATAAAACCAACGGCAAAGCCATGTTGGTCACTGTTGAGTTTGAAAAAAGCGGCAACAGTTATCGTATCGAGCGCGGGCGTAAACCTAACTTGCTAAAACTGTTTGTCAACGATCAAGAACTAACTGCGGGCGATCAGCACGACGACGACAGTCAGGGCGACAGCAGAGAAACGCAGAAAAGCATTGAACAAATGTTGGAAATGTCGCACACAATGTTCAAGCATCTTGTTGCTCTAAACACCTATACAGAGCCGTTTTTGGCCATGGGTAGCGGAGATCAGCGAGAGATCATCGAGCAGTTACTAGGCATTACTATTCTCAGTGAGAAGGCGGAAGCTCTTAAAGAAGAAATTAAGATCAGTAAGGATAAAATACAGGCAGAAAACGCCAAGATCGAAGCAATTAAGGGTGCCAACGACAACGTACAAAAGAGCATCGATAGCCTTAAAATAAAAAGTTCTGCTTGGGAGACTAAGAAGGAAAAGGACATTGCTGCCCTAGAATCTGCCATTGCTGAACTTAAAAATGTAGATATTGAAAAAGAATTAGCGCAACACGCAGCACTAAAAAAGTGGGAAGAAAACGATACTGCTCTACGAAATCTAACTAAGCAGAAAGCCACATTGGAAAGTGCTGTGGTACAGGCTGAGAAAAGTCTCAATCGCTGTGCCAAGGAAGTTGAAAAACTTGAAAGCAGAACTTGCCCTGCCTGTGAGCAAAGCCTACAGGATCACAAACACGCAGAAATGACTGCGTCAGCGACCAAGGCGTTGGAAGATGCTGCTGTTTACTACAACAAGGTCAATGGCGATTTAGAAGTAGTGAACAAGGCTGTTGCTGAAATTGGCAAACTGCCTCGCAAGCCTGCTACGTTCTACGACACTGAGGCAGAAGCACTGGGTCATAAAAACAATGTTGAAAATCTAGAACGCAATCTAGAGAACAAGAGAACAGAAAACAATCCCTATGATGAGCAGATTGAAGATTTGAAAAACACTGCCATACAGGAGATTAGTTGGGACGCTATTAATGCTGCTACCAAACTCAAAGACCATCAAGAGTTTTTGTACAAGCTCTTGACCAACAAGGACAGTTTCATCCGCAAGAAAATTATTGATCAAAACCTAACCTACCTCAACAAGCGATTGAGTTATTATATCGATCGTTTGGGGTTACCTCATCGCGTGGTATTCCAAAATGATCTCACTGTGGAGATCACGCAGCTAGGCCAGGAACTAGATTTTGATAATCTCAGTCGCGGCGAACGCAACCGATTAATTTTAAGTTTAAGCTTTGCGTTCCGCGATGTTTGGGAAGGACTTTACCAAAGTATTAATCTATTGTTTATTGACGAACTTATTGATGCTGGCATGGACAGTGCAGGTGTGGAAAGTGCTATTGCAGTTTTGAAAAAAATGGCCAGAGAGCGCAGCAAGAATATATATCTAATATCGCATAAGGACGAATTAGTTGGTAGAGTTAACAATGTACTAAGAGTGGTAAAAGAAAACGGATTTACCAGTTATAGCAATTCTGTAGATTATGTCTAAAGCTCTAGATGAATACAAATTGGCATATTCAGAATATATAGATCATGCTGTACTTGTACATAACTATCATCTAGCGTTTATTAAGCATGGGGGCGGGGACACAGGAGCTGGACTACGCCGATCATTGCGTAAAATGCGAGAACTTGAAACCAAATTGGCTAGACTCAGTAAAGTAGCTTATAAGGAATTTCAAGCAGATAGAAAAGAATTACGGCAAAAACGCCGTGAAACCTATGAGCGTTGGAAACGAGAGAATCCAAAGCCTAAGGGAAGACCAAAAGGAAGTAAAACAAATGTCAAACACAACAGAACAGATGAAAGCAGCTCTTGAAGCTTATCTAGTAGAAGACGCCAAATTTACTGGTGGTAACAACGCGGCAGGAACTCGTGCTCGCAAGGCATTAGGCGAACTAGGCAAACTAGTCAAAGCTCGTCGCAATGAAATCACAGCAGAGAAGAATGCTCGCAAGGAAGCAAAGGCTGCTCAATAACGAATGTCTTGGATTTACCAAGGCACAGTTATAGATGAATTACCCGATGACTGTGTTGGTTTTGTTTATCTCATTACCAACACAGTTTCGGGTCGAATGTATGTTGGCAAAAAATTAGCGAAATTTAGCAAAGTAAAATACAAAACTATAAAGCAAAAAAACGGCAAAAAGAAACGCAAAAAAATCAAATACAAAATCAACAGCGATTGGCAAGATTATTACGGCAGCAGCGATGAACTATTAAGAGATGTCGCTAAACTAGGCAAAGACAAATTTACAAGAGAAATACTGCATTATTGTGCAAGTAAGGCTCTTACCTCGTACTTGGAAGCCAAAGAACAATTTGACAGAAAAGTATTAGAAAGCAACGAATATTACAACGGGCATATTCGAGTACGAGTACACGGCTCACATATTTTTAAAGGCAAGACACACACTAAAAGCTAGCATCGGCTAATGTCGGATGCCCTATAACCGTGGGAATGCACGGGGACGGAATCTCTGCGGTGTACAGAGCACTCGACCACTACCCTACTGCAGGATGAGGATAGCAAACTGCCGCTATTTGGTTGTTTTAAAAGGATTTAAAGGCTAAAAAGACAGGGTTTATATACCCTACGTTATGCTTAAAAGATAGTGTTTTTAGGTATAACCGCCGTCATATGAAGACGCTGCTCGTGGTACCGGATGACCGCCACTGTAACGCAGTAACACTATACGACTGTTCAAACTCGGATAATGTTGTATTTTCGCCCGGCAACGGGCGAAGTACGGCCATTAAATCTGGATAATATTAAAAACATCTTCGATGTTAAAAACGCGATGAGCGTAGCGAAGAGCAAACGAACGCAGTTCGTTTTTAAATTCAGTTGTATAAATAAAATTGTTATTTTAGGAAATAAAATTATGAACATCAGAGAGCTTATTTTAGCAGTTGATAGGTATCAAGATTTATCAGAAGCAAAACCTAAAGTTAAGCCTGATGGAAAGGGCGGTTTCGTAAACGCAGAAACCGGAGAACCTGCAGCAGATAATACAGTTCCATTTCCAAGTCAAGGTCAATCTCCTGCACAAGAACCAGCTGCTGCTGCCGCAGGCCCTACGGGTGATGCTACATTAGATCAACCTTTACCACCTAAAGATCCAAATGCTCCCAGCTTTGGTAAAAAGGCTGCAGGAGTATTAGGTAAAATTGGTAAAGGTATTGGTGCTGTTGCATCTGTTCCACAGGGTATTGGCAGAGCTATTAAGAAAGGTTACCAATCGGGATTACAAAACGTTGGTGGACCCGGAGCTGCGCCTGCCGGCGGTGCAAGACAGAGTAGAGCAGGTGCTGCTGCAAGTGGCGGATCACAACAGGGCGGTGGTGCCGGGGATGCAGAGGTAAATGATCTGCGTCAAATGATCAATAGATTGGATGCAAGATTAACCGCTGCTGGCATTAAAGAAACAAAGAAGTCTGTAAAATAATTTAAAAGAACGGCAGTCCCGATTCTTTAGTTGTTTCTAAGTTTTCCTTAATTATTTCGCCAAGTACTAATCTATCGGAAAAGTCAAGCATATAGGCTTGCTCCAACGTTACAGAACCTCTCATATACCAAGCGATTTTATATAATTCTTTCTTTAAGGCTTTTGACTCATTTTCCATCTTTTGTACCTCTGCCTCTATTTCGGGCAGAGTCATAGTCAAAAGCCTTGCGCGAAAAAATCAGTTTCGTTAAACGCAATAGGAATATTATAACTTGCAGGCGCTCCCTGCTTTTGTTGCTCTTCTGTGGTTGTAAATTCAATCGGTTCAAGATTGTTTTCTTTCTTTAAATTTTCTATGTGGGTTTGAATTTTTTGAATTATATCTTTATCGGCATTGAAAACAAATTCTCTAATATGTTCCTTATCATCTACTTCTACTTCGCCAGTCCAAATTTTATAAATTGACTCCACAATCAAATCAATAGTAATCGTTGTTAATTTAGAAAAGCTGTCATTGAACAATTCAATTTTTTTATCTTCAGGAATGCTATCGTCATTGACCATTTTTAAAATTTTTGTAGTTTCAAAAGTTTTCATACTGGTTTTTGACATATGACTGTATGTTAATGGTTTCACATACACAATAAAATTTTCGTCAATTGCAATTTGTTCTATCCATTTAGCCTGTTGTTGTTTGTCAATTAAAACTCTAAGATCTAAATCATATTCTACTTCTTCATTAATTACAGGAATTTTATGATTCATACTCATTTTTTCGCCGTAGGTAGCAAGTCGAATTGCAATTAAAATTAAATCAAAATCAATACTAGGACATGCCCAAGCATTTTTAATATTAGGCATGCAGCTTTGCAACACATCTACTAAGGCCTGTCCATTTAAAAGTGCGTCGGGAGTTTTAAAAACCAGTTCATCCCTAGCTGTCATTGAATAAACAGGATATTCATCGTTTTCAGTTATTTCTAAGCTACCAGGTGGCCACCATTTACCGCCACTAGGCAATGTAATGTAAATTTTAGGTTGCCTCATGTAGCTTGCTAGAGGATTAATTTTTTTTGGCTGTGGAATTGGCTGCATTTTAATCTCCGATAAATAAAATGGTACTAATGCAAATTTTATTTATAACCCGCTTTTATGGACAAAATTAAACTATGAATGGTGTAGCTGAAGCACTTCTGCAGGACCTTTTAGCGCAGTCAATGACGCAAACTCAGTTGCTACAGAGATTAGCAAGAGGCTTTTCTGCTGCTGGGGGCGGCGGTGGTTCTGGCGGGGGTTCTGGCGGAGGTGGCAGTGGTTCTGGCGGGAGCATGTTGAGTGTTTTAAATCCTTTAAATCTATTAAGCGGCGCAGCTTCTCTACTTACTTCTGGATTTAAACTACTTTCTGGTATAGTATCCACAGCTTGGGGAATATTTAAAAACCTTTTGGGAACAGTAGGTAATGTTGCCAATGCCTTTGCAAGTTTAGGCAAACAAGCAGTTGAGAACGGCATAAAAATGAGCGATTATTATGCTATGTTTCAAAACGTTCCGTTAGTTGGCGCATTCTTTACTTTACGTTCTACTATAATGCAGGTCACTGAAGCTATGTTAGAACTGTACAGAAATACCAGTTCAGTTGGTGCAACTTTTGGAGGAAGTTTAGGAGCGGCGAGGGGTGCAGCAGCCCAAGCAGAATTAAGTCTTAACGAATTTGGAAAAGTTGTAAGATCATCTGCACCAAACTTAGCAGCATTCGGTGGCACGGTAGAAGCTGGAGCAACAGCGTTAGCAAGAATGAACAGTCAGTTTATGAGAGGCACTGACGAATCAGGAAGAAGTGTATTGGGGTTAGGGTATAAATTTGATGAAGCTGCTACAACACTAGCATCGTTTATGGCTCGACAGGCGGCTATCGGTGATGCTAGAAACATGAGCGACCAGCAAGTAATTAAAGGCGCTAGAGAATATGCCGTTAACTTAGATATGCTAGCTAGATTAACCGGTCAGGAACGAATGGAATTAGACAAAAAACTTCAACTTCAACAAGAAGAAGAAGGATTTTTGGCCTACGTAAATTCTATTGCAGATAAAAGCGAAAGAGAAAGAATTTTAGTAGCTAGAGATTTCGTTGCTGCCAGCAATCCCGCTGCGATGAGACAGTTTATGGCAGGCGTACAGGGATTATCTGTACCTATGGATGAATACGGTCAGCAATTAATTTTAACTGGTCAGGCTCACGAACTAGAAGCACAAACATATATTGACGTTATCAAACGATCAAGAACTGTAGAAGAAGCACAGAGATTAATGCTTGAAAAGACCGTTAGAGAAGGTAGACAGGTAGGTAAAGTCTTTGGCGATATGGCTCAAACTTTCACATTAAGCGGCCAAAAGGTCGTAGGTACAAGTGTCGCTTTAGCTAGACGAATTGACGAAGCTGGAGGTTCAACTAAAGCTTTTGATCAAGCATTAAAAGAATTGCAAAAAACTGCAGGCGGAAATGCAAAAAGTCAAGCAGAATCAGAACTTGCTGCAAGAAAAGCAGGCGAAGCTTTACTAGGAGTCGCTACTAGAATTTTAAGTTACTTCTTGCCAGCTTTAGATAAAATAGAAGGATGGTTAATGGGTCCGGGTATTGATGCTCTTGAAACGGTAGGAGCAGCATTAGGAAAAATTGTTGTATGGATTGTTAATACCATTGATGAATACACGAAGATTTTCTCAAAGTCAGGAATTGGCGGATTGATGAATCAAGTTGGCAAAGATATTAAAGAAGGGTTAAAAACAGCTTGGGAATTTATTGAAGGACCAGTAATGAGATTTTTTACAGGTTATTTGAAACCCTGGTTTGATAGACTTATGATTGAATTCAAATATTGGATGTTGGATCTAGCAGAGGGAATATTACCCGATTGGATGGTAGAAGGCGATAAAGAATCTAGGGCAAAAGATAAAGCTAAAGAACTTGAAGCGTTAGGTATAACAACTGCTTCAACAAGAGAAAAAAATGATGTAAGAGCACAATTAGAAGCTTTAGAAAAATTAATGACTCGAGGTAGAGGTGGTCCAAGTCTTACTCCAGAACAACAAGCCGAATATATTAGATTAACTAGAGAAGTGCAACGAATAGAAGCAGAAGAAGCTGCTAGAGAAGCTGCTAGAGAAGCATGGGAAAACTCAAGAAACAATCCTAGGCACAGACATAGTGGAACAATCGGCATGACTGGAAGTTGGTGGGAGAAAGAAAGCGGCCCATTAAATATCCAGGCAGGTGAATCTGTACTAACCCAAAGCCAACTAGCTCAAATTGTGGACACCGCGGGTTCTAATAAATTAGCAGAGCAGGTAGAACGCTTAAATAATATATCCGCTGAAATGCTTGTATATCTAAGAGAAACTGCCAAAAATACAGCAGACAATATGAGAGCTACAAGAGCACTTAACGGTAACGCTTTAGCATAACTGAGAATACATAAATGGCATGGAAGAAATATTTTACGCCCGTTAACACATCTGGAGCACTCAGTCCAGTAAGCGGTTCAACATCGGCGGGCATGAGCGGCAATAGTTTAGCCAAAACAAATTACAGCAGCTTCTTGCCAGATGTTTACAGCGGACATCCTAATCGTTTAGAACGCTATGGTCAATATGACACGATGGATTGGGACAGTGAAGTAAATGCTGCTTTTGATATTCTAGCTGAATTTTGCACACAGACAAACGAAGAAAACGGCACACCGTTTCAAATTTTCTTTAAGGACAAGGCCACAGGAACAGAAGTAAAACTATTAAAAAAGTTTTTACAGCAGTGGACTAAACTCAACAAGTTTGATAAAAGAATTTTTAAAATTGTTCGTAATGCTTTCAAATACGGTGATTCATTCTTTATTAGAGATCCTGAAACACAGTCTTGGTTATACATTGACCCAGCAAAAGTAGATAAAATTGTTGTGAATGAAAGTGAAGGCAAAAAGCCAGAACAATATATCATTCGTGATTTTAACCCCAACCTAGAAGCACTGTCATCCACAGCCATACAGCCCAGCAATATGCAGGGTGCAGGCAATCAATACGGCAGCGGATACAACATGGGATTAAATGGTGCTGGCGGCTCAAGGGGCATGACCGGCGCTTATCCTAACAGCGGTACAGGTAGTAGATTTAATCTAAATCAAAACCAATATGCTATTGATGCTAGACATGTTATTCACGTTAGCATGAGCGAAGGCATCGATAATAACTTTCCTTTTGGCAACAGCCTAATGGAAACTATATTCAAAGTTTTCAAACAAAAAGAATTACTAGAAGATGCTATCATTATCTATCGTGTACAACGCGCACCAGAACGCAGAGTATTCTATATCGATGTAGGCAACATGCCCAGCCACTTGGCAATGAGTTTTGTGGAAAGAGTTAAGAATGAAGTCAACCAACGCAGAATACCTAGCCAAACCGGCGGTACTCAAAGTGTTATTGACGCTAGTTATAATCCTCTGTCAATTAATGAAGACTATTTCTTCCCGCAGACTGCAGAAGGTCGTGGAAGTAAAGTAGACATTTTACCTGGCGGAACCAACCTAGGTGAAATTGACGATTTGCGTTATTTCACAAATAAACTATTCCGCGCCCTAAGAATACCCAGTTCATATCTGCCTACAGGCCCAGATGACGGCGGCAGTAACTTTAACGACGGCAGAGTAGGCACTGCCTATATTCAAGAACTAAGATTTAACAAGTATTGTGAAAGATTGCAAAGCTTGTTAAACGAACCATTTGATACAGAATTTAAAATGTATCTAAGAAACAAGGGAATTAACATCGATCCTAATATTTTTGATGTTAAGTTCAATGCTCCGCAAAATTTTGCATCTTACAGACAGGCAGAAATGGATGTTGCTAGGGTACAGACCTTCCAAACCATGGTAGCTATACCCTTTGTAAGCCAGAGGTTTGCTCTCAAACGCTTCCTAGGACTAACTCAGGAAGAAATTACAGAAAACGAACGTTTGTGGGAGCAGGAGAATATAGACAGTGCTGCTGCGCTATCAGCAAATGCTGAACTTAGAGGTGCAGGAATTACTGCAGGCGGCATTAGTTCAGATCTAGGCGCACTAGATTCAAACACAGCGGATCTAGGTGATGTTGCAGCAGAGCCAGGAGCAGCGCCCGCACCCGGCGGTGCAGCACCAGAACCTCCACCGGCCTAATAGATAAATATTAAGCCATGTTGCTAATAGAGTTTATAAACACAGGATCTAAATTTAGTGAGTTTGCTGAAGATGATCGCTATATCAATCGCGATGATACCAGTGTTTTAAAGAATAAAGATCTCCGTAAAACTAGACTTACTCTAAGAGATATCAACACTATTAGAAAAGCAGCAGAAGCACACCAAAAAGAACAGAGAGAAGAATCTGTTCTAATTAGAAAAATGTATGCCATGCCTCCTCCGGAAGCAGCAGCATAACAAGATTTTAGTAAATTTGTTTAAAAACTAATTCTAAAATCTAAAATTATTGGTCAAAACGGCTCGTTTTTGGCCTATTTCACATAAGTAATAGACATTCGCTGTAAATAAACGTACAGCCTTGCCGCTATCATTTAAGGAGAACACGATGTCGCAGAAATTTGAACAGTTACTAGACTATCTAGTCAACGAAGAAATGGATAAGGCAAATGAACTTTTCCATGAAATCGTTGTTGAAAAATCACGTACGATCTATGAAGATCTAATCAATGAAGAAATTGAAACAGAAGCTAAAAAAGAAGAAGCCGAAGAGTCAGTAGACGAAGCTCATGACGAAGAAGCTGACGAATCAGTAGAAGAAGCCAAAGACGAAGACATGGAAGAAGCTGCTGATGAGGACATGGACGAAGCCAAAGACGAAGACATGGAAGAAGCTGCCGATGAAGATATGGACGAAGCAGCAGAAGAACTAGAAGATTCATATGTAATGGATGCTGGTTCAGACGACGAACATGACTTTGAAAAGGGCGACGCCACAGACGAACTAGGCGCAGAAGTTATGGCCGGTGACGATGAGCACGGTGACGACCACGAAGCTTCAGAAGACGATGCAATTCTTGACATCAAGAATGCAATCCAAGAATTAGAAGCTGCATTTGCAGAACTAGAAAAAGCCCAAGGTGGCGAAGCAGACGCATTTGGCGGCGACGACATGGACGCCGATGCAGATATGGGTATGGACAATGACGAAGAGCCAAAGATGGGTCTACCAGAAGGCAAGCGCCTAACACGCGAATATGTTGAAAAGGTAGGTCATGACTGGGACAGTGCCAAAGGTAAGGCACAGGGTAAGCCAGCTGGCGCAGGCACAGGCGAAAACATGGGTGCTGCTTCAGAAGGTAAGAGCCCAGTAAGCTCAGGAAAGGGTAAGCCAACAACAGGTGCTGATGCAAAGAATATTGCACAGTCTGCAAAGGGCGAAAACCAAGACGGAACAAAGCCACATGGTAAGGCCGGTGGTCTTGTAAAGAACGCACAGGATATGAAGACCGGCAACGGTAACGTTCCTGGCGGAAAGATGGGCGTCAAGAACCTAAGTAAGGTTGCTGGCGGTCATGGCGCAGAGAAGAAAGGCGCAGGTCCAGGCCCAGTAGGTGCAGGTACAGGTGACAAAGCCGGTCAAACATCAGTCGGCAATGAAAAGTCTGTACTAGGCAGCAAAAAGCTTTAATATAAAAATAGAGAAACGGGATGAAATTAACCTATCTTCGTGAACATCTAAGTTTTGATCAAGCTCAAGCTGTGCTTGAGAGTGACGATAAGGATGGCAAGAGCTTATATCTTAAAGGCATTGCAATCCAAGGTGGTATACGAAACGCTAATCAACGAGTTTACCCAGTAGACGAAATTGAAAGAGCTGTTAAGACACTGAATGATCAAATTCAAAATGGTTATTCTGTGCTTGGAGAGGTTGATCATCCCGATGATCTTAAAGTGAATTTAGACCGTGTGTCCCATATGATTACTCAGATGTGGATGGACGGTCCTAATGGTTATGGGAAGATGAAAATTCTTCCAACGCCAATGGGCAACCTTGTTCGTACAATGTTAGAAAGCGGAGTAAAGTTAGGTGTCAGTTCTCGCGGTAGCGGCAATGTTAACGACATGAATGGACACGTTTCTGATTTCGAAATTATCACTGTTGACATAGTTGCTCAACCTAGCGCCCCAGGTGCCTATCCTACTCCTGTTTATGAACATCTCATGAACAGCAGAGGAGGATTAAAAGCACTGCAGGTTGCCAAGGAAGTACAAGATGATCCAAAGGCCCAGAAATACTTGAAGGAATCACTTCTTCAAATTATTAAAGGTCTAAAATAAGCCCGAGGAGAATATAAATGTTGGACGCATTTAAAAAATTGACAGAAGCTGGAGTTATTAGCGAAGACGTAAAGACTGAGCTAGAAGCAGCTTTTGCACAACAAATTAAAGAAAATCGCGACCAAGTTACAGCAGAACTTCGTGAAGAGTTTGCACAAAAATACAACCATGACAAAACATTAATGGTTGAAGCAATCGACAAGATGTTAAGCGAAAGATTGGCCGTGGAAATGGCCGAATTGGCAGCAGATAAAAAGGAACTAGCCGAAGCCAAAGCTTCATATAAGAAAAAGATGAAGGACGATGGTAAAAAGCTAGAATCATTTGTTATCAGCCAGTTAGGCAAAGAACTTGTAGAATTCCAGAACGATCGCAAGAGCGTAGCTGAGAATTTTGCAAAACTAGAGCAGTTCGTTGTGAACTCTCTAGCTAAAGAAATCGCAGAATTTTCAGAAGACAAGCGTGATCTAGCAAAGACCAAAGTCAAGCTAGTGCGCGAAGCTGCTGGTAAATTTGAAGAGATCAAGAGAGAATTTATCAAACGTTCAGCTAAGGTTGTAGAACATGCCGTAACAAGCAAGTTAACATCTGAGTTGAAGCAGTTGAGAGAAGATATCGATTCTGCTCGTACAAATAACTTTGGACGCAGAATTTATGAAGCATTTGCCCAAGAATATTCCGGTTCTTTCCTAAACGAAAAGTCAGAAACAGCCAAGCTGTTAAAGATTATCGCAAAGAAAGACAAGGAACTTTCCGAAGCACAACAGGCCCTAACAGAAAAGGCTACTATCGTAGAATCCAAGGACCGCGAAATTCGCGTAACCAAAGATTTGATGGAACGCAAGAACGTTATGGCCGAATTACTAGCACCACTTAGTGCTGACAAGAGAGAGCTAATGGGAACACTTCTTGAATCTGTACAGACCAAGAAGCTTTCAGAAGCTTTTGACAAGTACCTACCTACAGTAATGGAGGGCGATCACAAGAAAGTTTCTCAAAAAACTACTCTTGTTGAAAGTGCCTTAGTGACTGGTAATCGTGAAGCAAAGCCTGAGGTAGGCTTAGATAACATTTTAGATATCCGCAAGTTAGCGGGTCTAAAGTAATATAACTATTCAAGGAGAAGACAGAAAATGTCACAGTTATTAAATGAAAGATGGTCAGAGACCAAAGAAGCTCTGCTTGAAGGCCTATCTGGTAACCGTCGTGCATCAATGAACGTATGTTTAGAAAATACACGTCGTTACTTGGCAGAAGCCGCAACAGCAGGCGCAACAAGCGCAGGAAACGTAGCAACACTAAACCGTGTTATCCTACCAGTTATCCGTCGCGTAATGCCAACAGTCATTGCTAACGAAATCGTTGGCGTACAGCCAATGACAGGACCTGTTGCACAGATCCACACACTACGTGTTCGTTATGCTGACACAACAAGTGAAGTCACAGCAGGTGAAGAAGCCCTAAGCCCATTCAACATTGCTCGTGCATATTCAGGTGACGGTACAAACGTTGCCGGTGCACAGACTTCAACACTAGAAGGTCAACCAGGTAAGAAGCTAAACATTCAGATCCTCAAGACTCCAGTAGAAGCTAAGAGCCGCAAGCTATCAGCTCGTTGGACATTTGAGGCCGCTCAGGATGCACAGGCTCAGCAGGGTATCGACATTGAAGCTGAAATTATGGCAGCACTAGCTCAGGAAATTACTGCAGAAATTGACCAGGAAATCCTAAGCAGCCTACGTTCACTAGCTTCAGTTGAAGAAACATATGACCAAAGTCTAGTTTCTGGTACAGCAACATTCGTCGGTGACGAACACGCTGCACTAGCAATTCAGATCAACCGCGTAGCAAACCTAATTGCTCAGCGCACACGTCGTGGCGCAGGCAACTGGGCAGTTGTTTCAAACCAGGCTTTAACAATCCTACAGTCTGCAACAACTTCAGCATTTGCTCGCACAACAGAAGGCACATTTGAAGCTCCAACAAACACCAAGTTCGTTGGTACATTAAACGGTGCAATGAGAGTTTATGTTGATGCATATCTAGCAGACACAACAGCACAAAATGCTAACCAGGTTCTAATTGGTTATAAGGGTGCGAGCGAAGCAGACGCTGCTGCGTTCTATTGCCCATATATCCCACTAATGAGCTCTGGCGTTGTGCTAGATCCAGCAACCTTTGAACCAGTCGTTGGTTTCCTAACACGCTACGGTTACGTAGAGTTGACCAACACTGCTTCATCACTAGGCAATGCTGCTGACTATCTCGGTAAGGTATCAATCGTTACCGCAAACGTCAGCTTCAAGTAATAAAACACTTGATAGTGAAATGGAAACCCGCCGCAAGGCGGGTTTTCTTTTGTCCATAGTAAATACATCATGCTGTTAAAAGATTTTTTAAATGAAAACGCAGTCTTAAGCAGAATGATAATGCTTTTGGCTTCAGCCGTTTTAAAAACATATTTGAAAAATCCTAGAAGAGCGATTTCAGTTGCAGATATTGCAATGTCTTTTGCAGAACCGGCACTGCAAGAATTAGCAAAAACCCTAGTGATAAAATTTGACAGCAAGTACGATAGATCAATGTATAATCCAAAAACAAAAGAAGTGTTGATAAGATTAACTGATAATCTTTTACAATTAAAGTCTGAGTTAATTCACGAATTGCAACATGCTGTAGATGATTTTAAAAGCAAGGGCAAGTTTAGAAATGAAAAGGGCACCTATCAAACAAGACAATCGGAAGTAAATGCAAGATTGGCGCAGGCATTGCATGATATTGAAGAAGCATTAAAAAAAGTAAAACTTAAAAATATAGATTGGAACAGGCCTAGCATAAGAAAAAACGTTTTGAATTTAATTAATGCCTATCTTAAGAAACATAATCTTACCAAAGACATAGGATTAGATAATAAGAGATATCAAAAAATAGTAAAAAGAATCTATAACTATATAACAACTCGTTAAAATAGTATTTTAAACTAAATACACTGTCGCTCATAAGTATTTTATGCAGTTCCCGCTGCGTAGATCATAGAACGATCATTTATAGGAGAAAACAAATGGGACGTCCAATTCAAAAGAAATTTTTTGGTAATTTAAATACCCCTCCCGTAGGCGGAGAAGGAGTATCAGCAACTATTACAGTGACTAGTACAGGAACAGGATATTCACAAGGCTCAGTTGCAGTATTCAGCTCACCACAACTACCAGGCGGCGGAACTGCTGCAGGAACAGCAACAAAAACTGCTAACGGTGCTGGAACATTTGGAGTAAGTGCTATTGTTCTAACTTCAGCAGGTTCTGGTTATACCAGTACTGCAACAGTTAACATAACAACTGCCACTGCTGTTTCAGTGACAGGTGCAGGTACCGGCACAGAAACACTAATTCATTGCACGACAACCGGCATTTTTGCTGGTATGGATGTAAGTGGAACAGGTGTAGGTGTAGGCGCCAAGGTATCATCAGTAGCTACTGGTGTGGTTACAGTTAGCGTAGCTAATGCAAGCACAGTAACAGGAACATTGCTATTTGCCGACTATGGTACTGGTTTCTCAGCTATCACATCGCTAACAGCAGTAACACAAAATGCAATCGCTGTATCTGCTTATCTTTCAACCGGTACTACTGCTTTATTGTCAGACATAGTAAAACAGGAAGCAAGCCGTAGATATCTAGTAAAGAATGCCGAAGGCGTAGGCCAATGCAAACTAGTTACAGCAGCTCCTAGCGCAGGTGAAATGACCATTGAAGCAACTGATAGCAATGGCAGCACTTATTATGTTAAGAAATTAACAGCATTTAGAGCTGTATTAATTCAGAAGACTATGGTTGGTAGTTACGAATATGTAAACAATGCAGCAGCAGGTTGGACACTAGGTTCAGCATCTACTGGTATTGTAAGTATTGCATCAAACTAATCTATAATTTACAAATTATAGACCGAGAGAAAAGGACCCTAACCGGTCCTTTTTTCTTTAATAATAAATATAGATATGCCTACTGCTTGGACATATCCTTCTACCGTTGTACAATTTTGTGAAAGTGGTGCGGAACAGGTTGATATTGCTTGGGATGATTCTAAATCTTTTGTTGAATTAAAAGATTTTGACGGCAGATTACTGCCTAGTATAGGAACCCTTTATCACATATCTAGATCTCCTAAACCAGACATAAAAAACAAGACATGGTTTTTAAGATTGACTAATTTTAATTTTCAAAATTTGCCTGCTAATCTTAGCGGCATAGAAGTAAAAATAGATGCAAGACGATATGGAAGAGCACAGGACGAGACTGTACAGCTTTGTCTTAACGGTAATTACATAGGTGATAATTTTGCAAGCCCTGATATTGCTCCGCAAAAGATTTACGGAAATCAGGCTGATCTGTGGAACAGCGGGATTGATGTAACAGCAGTAAACAACTCAACATTTGGAGTTACTATACGTTTCCAGGCACACAAAAGTTGGCCTCACAGAGACCCTATATTATTGGACAGCGTTCAGATACGAATTTGGTAATACGATAAATACTCTATACGAGAACTTAAATGGCAAGAAAAACCGGTACAAGAAACGTAACATCTAACGATTTTCAGCGTATAAGTGCGGATACCGCAGTTAAAGTTACCTCTCCGGCTAGCGTAGAATTAGATGCCGGTAATCAGGTAATTATAAACGAAGGTGGCGCCGACACACAGATCAATCCAAACGGCGGCAATGTTCAAATAAGTCAAACCGGAGGCGGCAACACTGAGATCAATGATGGCGGCGGTGATGTTTTCATCAATGCATCCGGCGGTGGCAACTTAGAAGTTGGAGCACTAACACAGTTTACTGACGGCAGTAATCCTACAAATCTTCTTGGAATACCGCTTACTATCGACCAAACTCAATTTAGTAACACTGCAGGTAGACAGGCAGCTTCTGTATATTTCGCCGGCGGCGTAGGTATAGAAAAAGATCTCGCGGTTGGCGGAACTATTTTTGGCAAGATTGCTCAGGCCTTAACTTCTACTAATATTCAAGTAACGGCAACAAATACAAATATAGAATTTTATCCAATCTTTGCGCAAACTCTGACCGCTACAAACGGAACCACTCTATTTGGTGATCCTGATGATACAGATATAGATACAACTTCTACAATTTTTAGATACAATCCAAGTATAGGTCGTTTGCGAGTAAGCAAGATTGAAGTTAAAAATACTGAGACATCGACCTCTACAGACACAGGCGCATTGAAAATTGCAGGCGGGGCATCAGTAGAAAAAGACTTAACCATCGGTGGAGTAGTCTACGGCGATAATAATTTTACAACACAATATCTTGAAAATGTTTATGACAAATATTTAGGATTACAAGCATCACAAAGTAAAATGGTACTAGCCGCAGGAGCTACCGATATCTTTGGCGAGATTCAAGTCAGAGGTAGAAACCCAATCGGTACTGCTCCAGTTGTTACCAATGTATTATATGTAACAGTTGATGGAAATGATACTAACGACGGTCGAGCCCAAGATCCAAGTCGTGCTTGCCGTACCATTGGCGGTGCATTAAGAAGCCCTTATTATCAATCAGGTACTCAGATTAAAGTGAGTGCGGGTCTTTATTTAGAAAACAATCCACTACGTTTGAAACCATATACCAGTATCATGGGATCAGACATTCGTACTACATTTATTGAACCAATCAACAAAACACAGGATCTCTTTCATGTTGAAAGTGGATGTTACATTGCCTTCTGCACTTTCTTAAACGGAAGAAGCGGTAAATTAATAGGCGATTATGCACCAGGCACAAATAGGGGAGCATATGCAACAGCTTTTCCTCCTCAAACAGGTAATGATAGAATAGATTTATTCCATTCTCCTTATATTCAAAACTGCACCAATCAGTCTGGTCCTTGGTTGAGAGACGGATCAATGTTCATTCCATCGCAGACAGTACAAATTCCATCTGCAGTGGGAACCGGTACGTGGGCATCAAATACAACATCGATTGTTGTTACATTGTCAACCGGTACAGTTGAAGTAGGTCAATATATCAATGCTGGACAACAAAATCCAGGATTCTTCAATGCTAGAACTTTATTACTTGCAAATAAACCTTTCTTGCAAGGACAGGTAGTTGCATTTGTTGATACAACTTTTAACAGCGGATCATTTACGTATAATCAGGCCAAGTGTGAAAGAGATACAGCATTGATTCTAAATGCTATTGGCATAGATATGTTGTATGATAGTAATAGCGACAGCACCTTTGCCGGTCTTCAATATTGGAATCAGGGATCATATACCGGTGATATTCCAAACGAAATTACTGCAACAATTGCTGCAACGGTGTTCTTAAATGGTCTTGCACAAACGTATGTAGATTCTTCATTGACCGCAACAGTTAATACTCTATTCAGTACCTTAACCAATATTTTAACAAATGGAACTGTTGGAGTCACTGATTGGGTAACCTACGGAGGCTTACCATCAACTGCGACTGTGACAGTATCTTCATACAATGCTTTACAAACTAATAAAGCATCAATGCAACAGGATGTTGTAGATTATGTAATTTCATCATATCCAACATTGGTATTTAATAGTGCAACATGCTATAGAGATGTTGGGTACATTATCGACGGTGTAAGTTTTGACTTACTGCATGGAGGGAATGTTCAGTCAATTAAGAGCGGTGTATATTATTATACTTACAGCACAACTTCAACTGCAATACCAAACGAAGTTCCACAGACAACCGCTGCTTACAATTATATTAAGAGTATTTTACCTTATATTGTTACAAAGACAGCATTGCCAACTACCTATCAAACAGCAACATCGCAGGTGCTTGTTGGAAATGCTGGCAATGAATACGATGCAGAAGTATTAGAATCAAAATTAGATATTATTACAGAAATTATTAGAAACGGACCTACTGTAGTTACAAACAAAACGCCGATTTCTTTGACTCTTAACACAGCAACATCTGCATTGAATGCATATGCCTTGTTGATGACAAACACAAACTTTATCAAGGCAGAAGTCATTGCTTACATTGATGCCACAATGAACAATTTCAGTTATAACAGACAGAAATGTTATAGAGACGTTGCGATACTTGTTGAAAATATGGCTTACGATATGACCTTTGGTGGCAATCAAAAGAGCATTGAAAGCGGGTTAGCATATTATGATGGCGTAGTCAGCGTAATTGCAGGACAAGAAACCCAAACAATTAGTGCTATCGACTACCTAGCAGAACTATGTAAGAAAATTGTTGTTAATACAACCTGCACAGTATTACCACTAAACACCACGTCAACTGGTTTGGTATCCTATCCGCAGGTGTTTAACACAGTGTTAACCGGCGGAGAGGTTACACTTGAATCAATCGAAAATCTATTCAATATCACTGTGGGAATTATTGAAGACGGCCCAAGTGCTGCCCCAGAAGTATATGCAAGTCCGGGCCCAGATGCAGCATTTGTAAGTGCAGAAATTCTGTTGCAAGCTAACAGAACATTTGTGCAGGAACAAACTTTAAATTATATCAATCATGTTCTTTGCATACCACCAAAGACTCTAGCATACAATCAAATTAAATGCCGCAGAGATGCTGGAGTAGTCCTTGATAGTATTGCATCTGACATGTATTTTAACGGCTTTAGCCAATCAACTTTTGCTGGTAGACAATATTACGCCATAGATGGATATACTGGTAGTATAGTAACAGAGATACAACCAACAATTCGTGCAGTTAGATATCTCAGAGACATGTCTCTAAAAGTTGTACAAAGTATAACAACTACTACAGACTTACAGGCAGGTATTACAAGATACAGCACAGGCACACAGTTTACATCTACAAATATTGCTAGCAGTGATGCTATTGAAGACATTGAATTAAATTTTGCTACCATACTCAGTATCTTAGGGGGAAATACTACTGGTTGGACCGACAACATTATTGCTAACAGTGGTAACGGCACATTGTTACCAGGTTATAATAATGCAATTGACTTACTACAGGCAAACAAAACATATCTCAAACAAGAAATTCTAGCATACATTACCGCTACCAATGAAGGCTTTGTATTTGATACAATAACCTGTGAAAGAGATATTGGTTACATGATAGACGCAGTTACGTACGACATTAAATTTGGCGGAAATAGAATGTCAGTTCAGTCCGGTTTAGGATATTATGATAACGTTGGTACAACAAATGTAGTAGAAGGAGAAGTAACAGCAACTATTGCCGCCTTTAACTATATGGTAAGTGTGGCTGCTGCACTGATTACCGGTACTAACTATGTTGCTTTACAGACAGTGTACAAGCCTATTACAAATTTAAGCACCGGAACGTCTGCAGATGTAGCAGTATTACAGCAAGCACTTGCTACAGTAACAAACATTTTGTTGAACGGCCCATCAGTAGCAGGCGCACAATATCCATCTGCTATTACTCCTGTAGCAACTACATCAACAAAGAACGCATTTGACATTATTAAAGCAAACAGATCATTCTTAACAGCAGAAACCATTGCTTACATTGATGCCACATACAATCCAAATTCGTTTAATTACGACCAAGATTCATGTTATAGAGACACAGGCTTAATTTTAGACGCTGTCAGCCAAGACATATTGTTAGGTGGAAATCAAAAATCTCTTGAAGCAGGCAAATCATATTGGACCAAAGGATACAATTATGTATCTGGTCAGATTTCGACAACTACAGCAGCAATTAATTACGCAAGAGATATTAGTTTACAAATTATTGCTAATAACACTGTAACGGTAGTTACAGGCACTGTTGCTACACAGGTAATTAATAATTTCTTTGAATATGGCAGTAATTACATGCCTCAAGAGGCCGTAACTAGAAATTATAATATTGTTACAAATATTATTGAAAATGGTCCTGAGTCAGCACCTCCTCTATACGCAGGCGGCGGTTTATTTGCATTAACTGGCTTAAATGGTTCGGATGTTCTACCCCCAGCACAAATTACAAGAGTAGACCTTGTAACAGCAACTACATACCGAATTGGATTAAGCACATCCACAATAGGGTTTGGTGTAAACTCTAGTTTATACATTGGTGACATTTTAGTCTTTCCTTTACAGGATGAACAAGTTGAAGAATTATCATTAGAATATACAGGTAGTACATCAACATGGAATCAAAGAAAGGTTGATCCAATCGGTGCAATGGGAGGCAGTCTTGTAGACGGAGGTGTGATAAGCGATCGTTCCCCAATTCAATCATTTGTTTATGACGCATTTACACAGGTAAATCAAGGTGGAATAGGAATTCATATCACAAATAACGGATATGCTCAGCTCGTGTCAGTGTTTACTATTTTCTGTAGCATAGGAGTACTTGCTGATAATGGCGGTATTGCATCTATTACTAACTCTAACTGTAACTTTGGCGACATTTCTCTCATGTCAAAAGGCTACGGCCCAAGAAAATTCAGCGGTACAGTATTCAATCCTGCCTATAGATCATATCCATTTAGTCCTCAAGGAATAGATCCCGGTAGCGGAGATCCATTACCTTATCTAGATCAATTCTATCCAACAGGTTTTTGGCCAAATTTGGGTAGAGTTAATATATTTGTTCCCGATGAAGATGATCGACCACATATTGGTCTAGTAATGGAGGTAATACCACCAGACGGACATCTCAATGAGCAAAGCTTTCCAGGATTTTTAAATTCGCAGCCAAGTACCAGTACGCTACACACCGGAACTATTGTCCTAAACAATATTTCTACCGATGACGTTGCAATTGGAAACACGGTGTTTATTAGAGATCAGTTTGGTAAAGAGTATGACGACTTCTATTACTTGCATGACCCAGACGGCAATCCGGTTGATGCTTTAGGTAATATAGTAGCCAATCCTAGCCTTGCACCAGCAAATCCAAATTATCTAAAATGGTATGCGGCTACCGGTACTGTGGTTACGGATGTTAACTATAACGCAATTACATTGAACCAGGCGTTAACTAACGGCGGTGGCGATATTATCAACCCAAATTACTTTACAATATACTTCTGCGGAAACAGTTATTATACTGTACAAACAAGTGCAGATGCAGACTCACCGTATGTACCAAATACAAATAAGTTAGCGGCAAATACAAACACCAACTATCAAGGTTCAACCAGTAGTCAGATTGCAGCCCACATTGCATCTATTAATCATTTAAAATCTTGTGTAGGCGATATTATATCAAACGTTGCAGTGACTCCTACAACAGGAAATACTGCTACACAAATTATCAATACCACTGTGATTGGTGGCGGCGACTCTGAACCATTCATTGATTTAAGATTTGACTATATTACTTCAATAGTGGGCGCAGCAAATCTCACTGCAGCCAACGCTGTGGTTCCTGCAAATCTAAGATCAAGGCAAGGAATTATACCACCGGGGTCGGGTGCAGCAGTAACACTGATAGAATTGAATATAGACTTCTTAGCTGCAGAAGTAGCAGCCTGGGCAATAGATAACTACGGAGCAGAATTAGGTGCTTCAACCGCCGCTCAACAAGCAAAATGTGAAAGAGACGTTAAGATAATTCTACAATCAATGATATATGATTTAGAAACTGGCGGCAATTATAATAGCGTATTTGCTGGTTTAAGTTATTGGATGATTCCAGGTACCTATCACATAGTAACGCTAGGTGAACCAGTAAGAAGACCGGACTTGTTCCCAGACGGCTCGACTGTAAACTTCTATCAAAGAAGTTATGTCAGTGCTTCTGGTTATTTGTTTGAATATGTAGGAGCAGGTACAAATTACGGCGCATTGCCTCAAAGAGGTGTTGCCGATCCAGATCAATCAAAGGAAGTAGTTCAGTTAAATAATGGTAAAGTATTCTTTACCAGCACTGATCAAAACGGTGACTTCCGTATAGGCCCAGGGCTAGTAATTGCACAAGCAACGGGCGTTCTTACTGGTAGAACATTCGTTCAAAGTTTATACGCAAATATGACACCGTTTATATTGGCAATTGAATAAGATAGGAAATAGATAAAATGGCAACATTACCGTTAAACACATTCTTAACTAAAACGGCATTACTGACCACTAATACCACAGCGTCAGTTTACACCTCGCCCATTGGAGTTACTTCTATTGTTCTACTTGCGCAAGTTGCAAATTTAACAACTGTGACACAAACGGTGTCGTTAGCGCATTATAGATTTAGAACAGTGTTACCTGATGCACAAGGATTTGGTGGACAACCAGGACAGACACAAAGCTTAATGATTAAAAACTTTGATGTGCCTGCAGGTGACGCAGCGATTGTATTAGGAGGAAAAATGATTGTTGAGGAGCTAGATAGTATTCATGCATCTGCACTTACTTCTGGCACATGTCAATTAGTGCTGAGTGTGTTGCAGACTGCTAACCAATAGGGACAAATTAAATGCCATCATTAATTAGCGGCTCAACACTTAGATCAGGAGGCAGCGGCGAGTTTATTAAACTAGCTGATGCTCAGCCTCAGCTGCCGCCAACACCAACTACCTCAACCGGCTATACCGTTGTTACTAATGAAAAATTACAAACTTCTTATAGATCAAGTTTAGGTAACATACAAATGCATCTTGGGGAGATGTACAGTAATCTTCCTAATCAAAATATACGTCTGATCGGTACAGGAACTTCAACGGTTGTGGTTACTGGCGGGGTCGCAAATACCAGTACTTCAACCGGTGCTTTATTAATAGATGGTGGTATTGGTATTAGAGATGGCCTACACAGCGGCGAAGACATTTATGTTAACGGCGTGCGTATTGGCACAGGTTGGGAAGGAAAAAATAATATTATAGTTAGAGGAGAGGCCGTACCTCAACCCGACGATAATACTACCGGCCAGGGAAGTATAGCGATTGGATATGATGCACTATTGGGGCTACAAACATCATATGCCAACATTGCAATTGGTCGTTTAGCAATTAGTTCAGGCACAGAATTAGTTAATACAATTGCTATTGGCGATCAAGCCTTAAAAGTCATTGGCGTATATCAATACGAATATAGATCAACAATTACAAATATTACACTTACTAATCCGGTTGTTATTACTTCTCCCTTCCACGGGCTTTCAACAGGTACATTAATTACGCTCAAAGACATTGGCGGTACAGTAGAACTAAACAATAATGAATATTATGCTAAATGGCTATCAACTAGTACATTTAGTTTGTACACAGACGTAAACGTAAACAATAGTTTAAACGGCACAGCATTTACTGCCTATACGTCTAGCGGAACAGTAAACGTTAATACAGTAGATGATAACAATATTGCTATTGGTGCTGACGCAGCATTAAAATTAATTAATGGTAGAGAAAATCTTTTCATTGGTCATAAACTAGCAAAGAATCTTACAACAGGTTCTTACAACATACTTTTTGGTCACGATGTTGCTAATAATTTAACTAATGGCAGCGGAAATATTTCTATAGGCGGCGACAATCTTGTTGATGGCCTAAATGACCAAGTTAATATTGGTAGCTTGTTGTATTATAATGGTGGCGGCTATACACAAATGAACAGCGACCTAGGTTTAGGTCTCGGTACTTGGGCAACTGCAACTTATTTTATAACCAATATAACCAACATTGAACAAACCAATCCTGTAAGAGTTCATTTTACTGATACATTCGCTGTAGCGACCGGAACATATGTGTTGTTACAAGGTGTTAGCGGCATGACCGAAATCACCACAGAAACATATTATGCCAGTTATGAAACTGCTACGTCAATTCTATTGTATTATGATTATGACTTTACCATGCCTTTGGACGGTACAGCATTCAACACCTATACCGGCGGCGGTCAAATTCTAGCACTAGAACCTTACGGTGCATTGTCGGTACTAGGCGGCGTTGGTATTTCTGGAAATTTGATAGTTGCTAACGATCTCGATGTGTACGGGGATGTTATATTCCATAAAACCGTTCAGCAAACTGTCAGTTCCTCTACGATTGCACTCAATCTAGTAGGCGGTAATCAGGGAAGTATCCCGTATCAAACAGCTACAGATCAAACTGTAATGCTTGACATTGGTCCTATAAACCATATCCTCTACAGCGACGGCTCTGTTCCGTCTTGGGTTCCTGTTAGTACTATTCAGTCTGGCGGCACTGCCACCAACGTATTGATCAACACCACAGTGTCCGATATGGTTTATTATTTGGCACTAGGTGAAATAATTGGAGATGCGGGTCCTGTTAGCAGTGATTTAAATCTAACCTATGTTACTACGGCTACTACAACTTCGTCTTATTTTGTTGACGGAACTAATTTATTAAACGTACCTGGTAGTGTTTATTCAACTGACGGGCAACCTGGCGAAGGTAATTTGCTGTACACCCCAAGAACATTCACGACAAGTACAGCCCCAGCGGCAGCAAAACTAGGAGATGTTTGGTTTGACAGCGATACTGGTGTGGTTCTGCAATATCTTGACAATAACGGGTCAAGAATTTGGGTACAATTAATATGATAAGGGCAGATAAATTATGGCTATAAATTTTCCAAGTAGTCCTACAGTAGGAGATTATTATCAGGTAGGAAATAAAATTTGGGAGTGGAGCGGCGCTGCTTGGGTTAAGTATGACCCAATTACCTTATCTACCTCAACTGTTTCAACAAGCACAGCCACAGGTTCTGTGGTTATAAGCGGCGGATTGGGTGTAGCTGGATCAATTAACGTACAAAATAGTTCTACGATTGCAGGATCATCAATACTTACAACAGCGACCATTATTACCTCTGGTGATATATCTCTGTCTGAGTCAGGGGGCACATTAACCTTTTCGTCCACAAATACTTTACAATCAGTTACAAATAACGGTAACAGCACAACTAATGTTGTAAGACTTTTAAATTTAACAAATTCAACTAGCACAGTCACTGGATCACTGGTCGTATCGGGAGGCATTGGTGTAGGTGAAGATGTTACTGTAGCAGGAACAGTCACAGCAGAACATTTAAGAATTCAAGATGCTGTAATAGACTCTCGTTATACAACCACAGCTACCACTGCAACTGTAATCATTGATCAATATCCTACAAACATTTATCGTAGTGCAAAATATCTTGTACAAGTTGAAGAAGATGTAGGTCTAAGCAGCGAATTCCAACTTATTGAAATTTTACTGCTGGTTACAAATAACAACGATGTACTAACTACAGACTACGGTTTAATAACTTCCAACGGCGAACTAGGAGCATTTTCTTCAGAGGTTGATACTGTAACTAATCCTAGTGACCCGCAATTAAAACTTTATTTTAGTGCTTACACCGCAACCAATAAGGTGATAACTGTATGTAGAACGGCTGTGACCAAGTAACCTGGAGCAACTAGATGTCGAATATTTCAAAAGACTTTGTAACAAAAAATGGTATAGTTTTAAAAGGTACCAGTCTTGTTACCGGTCTTACATCACAAACCAATGCTCTACAGGTTGACAGCGGCGCAGCGATTGCAAAAAATTTAATTGTAGGTAGCACCACTACCATCTACGGGGTTGCTACAGTAGAAAACACTGCGGCTTCTACAAGCACAACAACAGGCGCATTGATAATTAAAGGCGGCGTTGGTATTGGCGGCGATCTTAATGTTGCTGGCACAGTATTTGGTGTCATTACCGGTGTAATCAGTACGGCATCAAATGTTGCAGGTGGCACTGCTGGGCAGGGTTTATATCAAACTGGAGAAGGAGCAACTGGTTTCTTTGGTCCAGGTACTGCTGGTCAAATCCTTGTTAGCGCAGGCACCAGTGCTCCAACCTATACAAATACTTCAAGTATCTATGTAAACAGATCGGTACTAGCAGACAATGACAGCGGTGGTGCAACAGGAGGATTGAGATATCAGACTGACGTTAACTCGAGTACATTCTTGTCAATTGGAACCGCCGGTCAGGTACTAACAGTTAACAACGGTGCAACGGCACCCCAATGGAGCAATACCTCTACATTCTATGCTGGTTTTGCCAATCAATCAAATAACGTTCTCGGCGGTACAGCTGGTCAATTGGTATATCAGAGCACTACGGGCACAACAGCATTTGCAGGTCCGGGTACTGCTGGAGAGGTACTTACCTCAAATGGCACCAACGCACCAAGTTATGTAACAACAACATCGCTATATGTTGGTCGTGCATTGGTTGCAGATAGCGCAACTGGTGGAGCTGGTACTGCAAATAATATCAGCGGCGGCGCATTAGGTCAAATACCATACCAGTTAGGTCCAAGTAGTACAGCCTTTATTGGAACCGGTACTGAAGGAAGCCTATTACAAATGGGTGCGAACACAGCATCCTTTATATCAACCACAAGCGTACAGGTAGGGTTTGCTGAAAATCTTCTAGGAGGCGCAGCCGGTAGTTTACCATATCAATCAGCAGCCAATGACACAGCAATGTTGGCACTGTCTGGAACATTGGGTGCATTGCTCACCGCAGGTGCAAGTGCTCCTGCGTACATTACACAAGTCACTGCAAGAAACGGCACAGGAAATTTAACAACCGCAAGCGGTCAAAGTTTAGTTGTGGGTAATGGCGGCTTTGGTGTAATTGGTGATAGTTATTTTGCAGACAACGTTTATATCAAAAAAGCACTTACAGTTGAAGGTGCAACAACATTTGAAGATACCGTAACATTTAACGGAACGGCAACCTTTGTTTTTAGCACCAATACTTTTTATACAGACAACATCATTAACATACACACACCCCCCGGTGGCGTAGCAAATACTTGGACTAGCAATGACGGAAAAGACATTGGTTTGGTATTACATAATTTTCAAGACGGTTATGACAACAATTCATTTATTGGTTGGAAAAACAGTTCAGGTTATTTAGAATGGTGGGATAAAGGAACCCATAGCTCTGGTGGTGTGTTTACAGGCACAGAATATGGCATCTTTAAAACTGGCGGCATTCTTTTAGAAAATACTACCGGTGTACACGATGCTACCTCCGGAGCACTACAGGTCAAAGGTGGCGTTGGCATTGCAGGCGGATTATTTGTTGGTGGAACATTAACAGCTACTTCATTTGCAGGAACATTAAGTGGAACTGCTGCTCTCGCCACTGATATTGCAGGAGGCACCGCTGGACAACTGTTATATCAAAATGCAGTAAATGACACAGCATTTGCTGGCCCAGGCACAGCTGGACAGATTTTACTTTCAAATGGCACTAGCGGTCCAGTTTACACAAATACCTCCAGTGTCTATGTTAACAGCTCAGTAAACGCACAGACCTTATTTGGTGGAACTGCTGGTCAATTAGTTTATCAAAGCACCACAGGCACAACAGCATTTGCTGGACCTGGTACTGCTGGTGAGGTACTAACCTCAGGCGGAACTGGTGCACCAACGTATGTTTCTACCACCACACTATATGTAAATAGAGCAGTCATTGCAGATAGTGCAGCTGGTGGTAGCGGATCAGTAGCTACAGAAAGAAATGCAACCAATGCCACTTTCTTTGTAACCTTTGTTGACAGTAACAACGCAGCGGCAACACCAGAAACAGTTTATACTACAAGTACAGTGGCAGTAAATCCTGCTACGGGGGTCGTTCAAGCTCACACTTTCTTAGGTACCGCAACTACAGCAACCAATCTTGCTGCAGGTACAGCAGGCCAATTACCGTATCAGTCGGCACCAGGAGTAACAGCATTTGCAGGTCCGGGTACTGCTGGAGAGGTACTTACCTCAAATGGCACCAACGCACCAAGTTATGTAACAACA